TACTCGACATGGTTATGAATGATTGCAGCTTCTGGTTGAATAGTTACCCCGACACCAAAGCTAGGGTTCTCCCATCCTTTGCAACGCAAGTTAACCTGACCTGTTGTACCAGGACCACATTTGTTTACAGCTTGTTTTTCATCTTCAGACATTGGCACACCATCTGCTTTAAATAAAGCTGGTGGTCTGTTTTTTCTGACAGTGCCATCTGAATATGTAACAGTAGCTTTTAATTTGCTTTTTATTTTAAAAAATGGCTTGCCATCAACTTCCGTATATTCCCATTGCATGGGTGCTAACTTGTATTTTTTTTGAGGATTAGCAGATTTAAGTTGAGCCTTCCATCTTTCTAAATAAGCTGTTAATTGCTCTTCAATTTCTTGTGATTTTTCTGGATCAATTAGACACTCGACTTGCCAAATGCCAGCAGGGTCAAATTTTGTATCAGGTTCTACCAGCCATGCAAATTGAAATTGACACACTGGTGTTGTGATGTTCATTGGTTCTGACTTGATCATTTAATTTTTCTTTTAAGGTTTCTTTTAATTGCATCCATATTGGATGTATCACTGATGGTACCGTAGATAAATTACTTGTCACGCATTTGTTTAGCTAAACACATATGGTGCTAATAAAACTTCACACACATCAAAATCCCCTATGTCTGGTGGTATGGGTAGCTTGCTTGAATCCTCTAATTGTTTTACTGCTTGCTGATATAAATCATCTAATAAATTCTTGCTATACATATCAACAAAACTTTCTTTTACATAACTTATAAACTCTTCAATATGTGCAGCAGGTGAACCAAAACAATCGTGTATTGTACAGAACTGATTCAAACCACTAGCTTTACTTTTTGTTAATGCTAAATGTACATTAGCAGCATCTAAACTATGAACAAAGTTTGCAGCAAAACTCTGAGTAGATTTTCTTTTATCAACTTCCTTTGTATCAGTAAGAAGTGACAACTTTACAGTGCTAGTATGCAGTTTGGTGCGTATTCTTTTCATATTAAAGTTGTAATATTGCTGCTTTACATAAAAATTAGATGGTGTAATCCATGATATATTTTTATCTTCTTGACCAAAACATCTTGCAATGTCTGTTAAATATTTCATTACTGTTATACATTTAGGGCTGATATTATTTACACTTTTCTCTATAATTTTTGCAAGATAATGATTATGTAAGAAACAATCTTTATCCCAGGACAACTCTTCATCACTGCTTACAAAGTAATCCCGAACAGCACTTGCAATACCAAAAGTCTTACCACTGTACGGAATCATCATCACAGGTTTTTTTATCATCTTTCTTGTAATTAATTCGTGATGCTTATACCAATCTTCAGCTAGGCATTGTTCATAACTAAGATCACGAAGCTCTTTTATTACCTGATCTTTAACATCTTCATACAAGTCCTCCACCTGATCATAGTTTTTTAGGTTTACTTTTGCTGCAAGATTATCATCAAGAGACATAGCTGCAAAATGTTGAAATCCATTGTTTGTACCATCAAGCAATACAGGATGCTTGCTTACATAGCCATATCCCTCTTCAAGTAACTCATTAAAGTCCAGACACCAGGCAAGAAACTGCCAAGGTTCTTCTGCCTTACTCCATATACTGATATAGGATTCTGGATTGCTTGCTATCTGCCTAGCTAAAGCTTCTCCTTCTGTCTTAGACCATTCAATACGTTCTTCATAACTGTATTTGCTCATACCCCATGAGTTAGCACCTGCTATACCTAACCAATTCTTTGCTTTCTCATCTGTTATTGCTGCACCCTCTGCAAATCTATGTAAAGACCTTGCTAAATCATTACCTTGTGGGTTGAAAATACCTGAAACATAATAGATTCTGCCTGTAAAATCTGCCTGTGTAACGTGCCAAAAAGGTTCTTCTGCAAACTTGGTAGCAGTATCAAGCAACATAATACATTGATACCTTTTCATACGATCATGTGCATTTTGATCATGTCTTAATACTTCTTCTCTTCTCCACCAAGATCTTGAGTCTTCATTAGTATCAATATCATATGGCTTTGGAGTTTGTGGTAGTGGTTCAGCATCTATTAGACAACCTACTTCTATACCTCTATCCCAACAGCTTTGAGCAATATCTAGAACAGTTGTATTTATCTCCCACTTTGTTTGTTGAAGACAATTCAGTGCTGTATAAAGTGCTGTTGGTTCTCTTTTTGTTACTTCTTCATGGTAAGTAAGGTCTTTTGATTTGATTGCCTTGATATGTCTTAGTCTTTTTGTATGAAAACCACCTTCTGTTGTGCTAGTCCAATCAATCGGTTGCTCTACGCATGGTTCATACAATGGATAACAAGCTAATCTATTTTTGCGTTGTCGTTTTATCCAATCCATAGTACCTTGTGTAAATTCAACATATGTTTTTGTTTGTTTACCTGATCTGACAGTAGAAAGTTTTACCATCCCAACAGCATTAATCATTATATCTATAAGCTTCAAACCAACCTTCAGTTTGTCCTCTTTTGACCATGATTTAAAAACAAAACCTCTGTTTCTCATATGACCCATCATCATATTGCGTCTATACCTTTGATGATTGGTATCTGATATGTGCTGTTTAACGTTTGTAAAATGTTTTTTATCTTGCTGTTCAAATAAAGTAAACCTCTGCTCATCCTCCAGCATATGTCCTACCTGTAATGCTGTTTGTGTAGCTGTTTTGTTTTGGGAAGCACCATCAATAACACCTTTGAAAGTAATAAAAGCTATAACATCTACATCTTTAAATTCATGTAGCTTGATTGCTGCCGTAGCTTTTACCCCTGGTGTGCCTCTCCAAGCTCTGTCAAGGAATTGTTGTATCGCTTCAACAAAAGGTAAAAGACCAGCTTTAATCATGGTTCTGGCATAATCTGTTTCTGATTCTCTACCCTTGGCTAAGTTGTTGTTGATGTTGCGTTGCCGTCTGTCAAAACCACGACTCCACATACGATCCTCTAAATCAGTTTGCTTAGACATCTATGTATTCATCATCTAAAGGTTTTCTAAAAATGTAATAATTATTTTCTATAAACCTTTGATAATCTTTTTTAAATTGTTGAAATCCACCTTTGCATTTACTAACTCTTTTCACTATTCCATAAGCTTTCATTTTTTGAAAATCAGGAATACTTGGTAAAAAAATTGGTGATAGTTTTTTCTTTAATAAAAAATCATGGACTATTTCTAGGTCAGCTTTTATTAATAATACTTTTACTTTCATTTGACCTCCTTACCATTTGAGTATTGAGAGATTAAAGCTTGCAAGTCACTTAGTAATTCATCGCAGTGACCACGCATAATATCAAGAGATTCCTTACCTTCATCAATCAGCTTGGCAAGTTCTTCCAAACTGTACTCTCTTGTACTGAAGTTCTTGCCACATTCCTTACAGGTTCTAGACCTCCAAAGATATGCAGCTTCCCTTTCTCTTGTATGTAAGACAATAGTATTGTCGCTGTTGCAGTTAGGACATTGAATCATTATTATCCTCCCTTGTCATGTGTAGGTATTTAGATTCAAGCTTTTCAATACAAAGATCCCAGGCATCCTGTTCACTTATGTCTAGCTTCTTAGCAATAGACTGTGCAAGCTCCCTTAAATGAGTAGCTATTGCTGTAAGGTTGTATGGATAATCACTCATTATCTACCCCCCTGGAATTGGATAGACCAATCCTTTAATGAATCCCAAGATAAACCATTGCCATCATCATCAACAATAATTATCTCGTGGTCTTCTATATCGACACATATATCTTTTATGTATCTCCCCTCCCCTGATACAGGTGAGGTTATTAAAGCTCCTTTTAAAATTGACAAAGGAAACTCCTGATTTTTAATAAGTTCCATAATAAAAAACATCTGGGTTTAAGGCTCGTAAAGAACCTGTTAAAAATTCAACTAAAAAAATTCTTAATAGGTTCATTTAAAAGTTCGCCAAGGAATAATAGGACTAAAAATAATTAAAAAATAAAAAAAGAAGAAAGAGCCTAGAATTAACTAGGCTGTTTATTTTTTTTAAGAGATTTATAGGCAACGTTAAGAGCTTTATAAGCGTCTAATAATTCCTTATTAGTTGCCTTTTGTTTTAAGCGTATCCGTTTAACCTCGGCTCTTTTAGCTGCTTGTAATTCTGCTTCATGGTTGCTTTTGTTAGAGGTCATTTTTTTGACCTCTTAACTTGTTTGTAAGCTGTTTCTAATAAAGAATTTAATTGTTTACCAGTTAAAACCTGGTAGCCGTTAATTAAATCATCATCAACAACTTTATACTTTTTGCTTGGTTCAAGTTTCATTTTGAAAAATCCTCCAATTCAGTTACAAGGCCGTCAAAATCTTCTGAAGCTGGTAACACTGTTAATAATGCATTAACAACATCCTTGCCGTACTGATTTCTTAAAGTGTTTAAGTATTCAGTTCTGTTTTTAAAACCATTATCTTTATATCGAGAATGGTTTAATTCTTGCAATTCTTGCAAGTAGTAAGTGTCCATAGCAATTAAAAAAATAACTGGGATAATAAGCTTTATAAAAAAGCTTTTAAAACGTCCATAAATGGACGCTTTAAGAGATCATTTAAGCTTTAACCTTAGTCTTTTTGATAGCTTGTAAAGCTTTACTTGCTTTACTTCCTTTTGGCTGGGTTCCATGTAGCAATAATGCGAATGGCTGATCCTTTAAGCAACTACTATCATCCTTATCTATTTTATAAGGTTTATTTCTATGCAATATGCCTAGTGTTTCAGCTTCAATAACTGAATTAACAACTATTGCATACCTTTTAAAATATCCCTTATGTATTAGATAGTCATACTTACCGCCCATTGAAGCAGTTAAATAGAAATTATTAGGGATAGATACGTTAGTTCCAAAAAGGTTGAGACTTTTTGAATAGCAATAAAACTGAATATTAGGATTAAGTTTAGCTACTGCTAACCAGGCCCTAAGATATTCTCCACTAAAAAAGTCTCCACTATCATGTATCCTTACTTTTTTAATGCTTTTTGTAAGATACTTGCTTAATGATTTATTGATTAAATCAACAGCATTAAAATTGTTTAAAGCATCAACTAAAAGATCTAAGTTATATTTACGCTTTTTATATAAAGCTGTATACATAACTTCTTGTGACGCGGCATAACATCTAAATTCAGTGTTATTACCATCCTGTATAACTCTTTTATTATCTTTATTAATAGAAACAAAAGAGTGACATAAGCTAGCACCTGGGCATGTCTTGCCAGCTGGTAAGGAGAATATAAGAGTATCTTTAGATAACTTCTTGTTTCCCTTACTGAATTTCAATAAGTTCATTTTCTGGGTTTTGTACTAGGATTATAAAAGTCTAGTACTGATTGCATTATTACTATATGTCGATTATCGATAATATAAAAACATAAATATCTTAACACTTTGTAACAATAGACCCTATATATCCCCTCCCTTGGTCCAATTATTGGTCAAATAGAGTCCAAAACACTATAAAAACCTTGAGATCCCAGTTATAAGTTAACTTGCAGTGCTGTCTCTATGACAGTACTACATAAAAAAGACTGTAGTTATAGCTTAAATATCTGCAAAAAGTTATATATATGGGGTAAATCTTAGATTTGTATATATGCGTAAACCCTTCAAATTTTTGTGGTAAAAATATTTTGTAAGACCCTATGTAGGTCCACCCAGAAGGAAACTACAAGGGTCTTTTATAGGATCTATTGGGGAGAGAACCTATGGTTAAATTATAAAGAAGATGCTGATGAAGGTCAAATCTATAGTAAATTTATAATCTAACTATGGTAAGTCTATGGATGATTTTAACGACCCCCCCTATAGTCCCCCCCACAGTCTATCTACAAGTGGGCTTTAATAAGAATTACTTATAAAGCCATCGGTATTATCATTAGAATTACTTATTTGAGAAGGAGTCATACCCATAGCTGTTTGAGTAATAGAATTATTCATAAGAGAACCCCAGTTATCTAGGTGTACTCTTAATAATTCATCTTTACGAGATCTTATATTACGGTCTTCATCCTGGTTCATGTACTCAGTCCAGTAAGCTACAGCACCAGATAGAGCGTCTAGGATATCATCGTGTACAAGAGAACCTCTATGTCTTGTTATACGAGACATTTGATAGAAGAGTTGAAGTTTTAATTTACGTTCTGGTGCTTCGTTGGGGTTGGATCTATAGTCTTTTTCTACTACCTTACGGTCAATTATGAGCCTATGAGAGTTCATTACAGGTTCTAAAGTATCTATTATGCGTTGTTCTTTGCTTTTAGTGTTTCTAACGTCTTTTACTTCGCAGGGATGATACCTCATAAGGAAAGGTTTCATCAGTTCTGCAAACATACCACCACCCATGTTTGATTCTACGAGGATTGTATTTACGTTATTTGTCTTTGCTATCTTGGATAGGGTTGTTAATACTGCGTCACTGTAACCACCGTTAAGACCGCCTGCATCAGGAACGTATAGATTTCCATTAAGCATCTTTACAACAGCGTAACCAGTGGCATCTCGGCCCTTTCCAGAGGGGTCTACAAACATAACAGAGCCTGTATATTCAATCCAGTCACCAAATTGTTGAGCAGGGCGATAGAAATGATCACCATTAAACCCTACACAAGGTAATTCTTTGATTACATACTCTGGAGAAGAGGACCATATGACTTTTTCTGGTGCATGATCAGGATTAACTGAAGATATTATTAGGTCTGATAGTTTGAGAGGGTATCTATCCTGGTCTGATAGGCTAGTGTCTAGCATAAACTGCAAAGAGAACCCAGAACGGCCATAGGAAGCTTCACGTTCCATCAGATCTATTGATGAGAACCTATCAGGATCAACAGGATCTTTAGGTTTTACAAGCTCTTGTACAAGCTTCTCAGCTAACTTAGGAGCTAATCTATCTCCATAGTTGTTTTTAAGTTCTGGGTAACGTGCAGTCCATATGCGTGTGGTATATCCACGTTCTTCCAGTGTTAGATATAGAGATTGTTCTGTTTGTGGTGTACCAAGAAAGGTTATCTTACCGTTAGGTTTGAGGATTGCATCAAATTCTTTTACAGCTTCACTTAACTTGTCTCTCATCGGTTGAGTAAAGCTGTTGTTTGGTACTTCTACGTCATCTGCTATGACTTCATCTGCACGACTACCTGCCATCTGTCCTAGAACACCCTGAGACTTTACTGAAGGTGCGTGGTCAGCGTGTGCAGGTCCAACATCAAAACTTATCTTACTGTTTCTTTGAGAGTCATCTGGTCGTAATGGAGCAAGTACAGGCATCTCATTGATTAATCTCATAGTAAAAGTAGAAAAGTTATCTGCTCTATCTTTACTTGCAGAAACAACTAAGAACTTTAATTGTGGATTCATCCGTAGTTTCCATACAACATAGGTGGATGTAATCCAACTCTTACCTACACCTCTAAAGGCTTGTATAATCTTTCTACGAGGTCCGTATTGTAAATACTCAGCTATGTCTAATTGAACTGGTGTGGGGTCAGGCAGGTTAAGATGACGCCAGGTTATTATTAGAAAGTATCTAAAATCTTGTAGTTTTTCTGGTAAAGGTTGCAATTATCTTTCAAGTGCAGGTATTACATCAAGGTCTGGTAAGTTTGACATGAGATCTTCCATAGGATTTTTCTCTGTTGGTATGCACTCTATGCCATTATCTTTTAATAGTTGTCTAGCTACGTTAAGATCTCCTGGTTTTGCTTCACCGCATTTTATCTTTCCTAATAGTTCTTGTATCAGAACAGTTTGAAGATTTTCTAATAATTCTAACTTTTTCTCTTTTCCCATAATTAGAATTGGTTTTGAAACTAATATACCTTGTTTTAGAAAATTATGCCTAATAAGCTAATCGGACAAAGATTCCAAATTAATGATCGTGTATCTAGAAAGAACTATTCTGTCATAGCTAATACATATAAAAAAAAGTATGGCAATATTACTGAAACTATAGAAAGAAAAAATTCAGTAGGTACTAAAATGTATTACTACAAGGTGTTGTGGGAAGATAATAGGTCATCTGAACACGCCCAACATAGTCTTGATTCTGTTGAGTAAACTTTTCTTTTTTGGTTTTAAATTATTTTTGTAATGATGAAGAGCCATTTCAGTTCTTAATAATTTAAGTTCTGTGTCAGTGATACGTTGCATGGCTGCCATAATAAGATGTTCTTGCATTCGGTTTTCTTTTACCAAAGCAAATGAATATGCTTTCATAATACTTTCTGGTAGTTGTTCCACTTCTCTACATTTCATTTCTATTTCTAACTCAATTTCAAGAGGTGGCTCGCCTATAAGTATTTTAAAAAACTCTTGACTGTTCATGTCAGTTCATTTTGGGAAACAACTGTTGCTCCAACATATCAACAGCCCTGTCATCAAGAGTATTTGAGGTTTGTTTGCAGATTGCACGAAGCAGATCAACGACTAATCTCTTTACAGCAGTTGTAGTAAAGAACTTTAGTAGTATGGGTTTTAAGATTTTCAGCATAATTACTATTGTGTTACTTTCCAAACATACCAATATTTGCTAAGTTTGCCATATAGCTGCCTAAATAAGCAGTGGTCAACAGCTTACTCCTCACACACTAGGCAGTTTTTTTAATATGGAAGAACAAGAACCAAGCAAAGTTGAAACCATAGTCAAAGTTTGTGTGCTTCTGTGGTCGGCAACACTATTATCTCTTTCATATTACGAACCGCCATCTGGTAAAAAGATTGTAGATTTTGATCCAACATTTATTGCAAGTATTTTTTCAGCATCTACAGCATCACTAGGTTTTTCGATAAAAAAGAAAAAAGATACTATAGTAGATAATAAGAACTCTAAAGTAGGCATCAAATGAAAAAGCTACTCTTACTAAGTTTATTTATAGTTGCACCTTGTTACGCAAACGGAGTACCTTCTTGGACTACTGGCTCTAGTAACAGAACTGAAAATACTACTCAGACTATAACTCGTACAGTAGTCACAGAAAAATATGGGTCAGCCTTAAATACATGGGAAGCATCTAACATATCTGTAGCTGCATCTGCTGGTATTGCTGGCGGTGATGCAGTATTTACAGTTGCAGATAGTACAAAAGATTGGTCACTTAGTATAACTACTAGGGCAGCAAGCCAAATGACCGAAAAGATTA